TTTTAGGCAAATAATTCAAATTGATATAGCAATGAATAAAAAGGAGCAGCAAGCAATCGACTTTCTTTGTAGCATGGAATGCGATTTACCCTTAAATCTCGGCTTTTCCGGTGGTAAAGATAGCGTTGTTATTCTTGACCTTGCAGAACGGGCAGGCATTAAGTATAATGCCATCTACGCCAACACCACAGTAGACCCGCCGGGAACAATTAGCTTTATAAAGAAGAACTATTCACAAGTGCAAATTATGCACCCGGAAAAATCTTTCTTCAAACTGATTGAGGAGAAAGGCTTTCCGTCCCGCTTGCGTAGGTTCTGCTGTGAAGTATTAAAAGAACGTTATGGAATTGGCAAACGTAGTATTGAAGGAATGAGAGCCACTGAAAGCCGGAAACGGAAAGATTACGAGCCGGAACAATGCGATACACGTAAGTGGATGAAAGGTGCAAAGCATATTCTTCCTATTCTTACGTGGACGGAAGAAGATGTCTGGAATTACATTCGTAAGCGCGGTTTGCCCTATTCAAAGTATTACGATGCTCCATACAATTTGAACCGTCATGGGTGTGTTGGTTGTCCTCTTTGCAATTTTAAGCAGATGCAATTAGAGTTTAAGATATTTCCCGGCTATGCCAAAAGAATGATAGTAGCTATTGAAAGATATATGAACACTCACCCAAATGGTTTCCTTTCCCGCAATTTTGCGGATGGCTACGAAGCTTTCTATTACTACATTAACGAAATACCTATTGCGGAATTTCACGAGCAAAAGAAAGGTTTATTCGGTTTCAGTGCAAAGGAGATTATTCAAAGAGAAATTTTAAATCAATTAGAGTAAAACAGAACAGATATGAGCAAATTAGTAAAAGATATACAGACTAATCCAAAACCGATGTTTTACGCATGTGTTTTGGAAGGATTGCGAAAAATAGCTTTGAAGTGCGGGTATGCACTTGCAGTTCATGGAACATGTGCATCTGATCTCGACTTAATAGCTGTACGATGGAGCGATAACTACGAGTCACCTACCTATTTAATGGAACAGTTCGTGCAGGAGTTAACTCATTATAGCTTCTGTGAGATGGATACTATTGAATTAACATGCCCGGAAAGAAGATATAAGAATCAGATACATTATTCTATCCCGATTATCGGTGATTGGTATGTGGATTTGACTGTTATAGATTGCGTTTAACTAATAACAAGGATAGAAAGGAGCAAAATAATGCCAATAAGTGAAGTGTATAATATGGACTGTATGGAATACATGAAGGGTATTCCTGATAAATTATTTGATTTAGCTATTGTTGACCCGCCTTATGGGATTAACGCTCCCAATATGACAATGGGAAGCAACATGAACCGTAAACATGGTGGGTATAATGGCGAAAGCATAGCACAACGATTGAAGAAGGGAAGATTAAACCAAGGTGCGGGAAAGTTGAAAAACAGGGTATTGAATACAATGTCATGTGATTGGGATTTCACCCCGCCTACTGATGAATACTTTCAGGAATTGTTCAGGGTAAGCAAAAATCAGATTATATGGGGTGGAAATTATTTCCGGTTACCCCCGACCCGTGGAATTATTTTTTGGGATAAAATGCAACCGTGGGAAAATTTCTCCCAGTTCGAACTAGCATGGACATCCTTTGACAAACCTGCAGCAATGATTCGGTTATCCAATACTGGCGGTGCCAACAAAGAAACAAAAATCCATCCGACACAAAAGCCTAAAGCCTTGTATCACTGGATTTACAAGAAATATGCCAATCCGAAAGATAAAATACTCGATACTCATTTGGGAAGTGGCAGTAACCGGATTGTTGCATTTAAAATGGGATTTGACTTCTATGCTACCGAAATAGATGTGGAATATTTCAAATCACAGGAAAAAAGATTTCGTCATGAATGTCTTGGTGAAATAGAAACAGAGAAAGGAACTTTAGTACAAACAAGCCTGTTTGGTATATAATATTCATAAAAATTTATCCTTTAA